GACAAAAACATTCAACCTAGTGAGATAATTTTATCTAAAAATTGGCATTGGCGTTCTATTAAAAGTACAACATATACTATTGCGTTTACTAAAGCGGTTTTTAATTCTAATTATAGTATATTTACTAGTATAAATAGGTCTTTGTTTTATGATCATATTATTAATCTTCTATATATTTCTACAAAATGTTATTCACCAATACCTTCCTTAACATCTCATCTTGAATATGAGTGTTTGTCTCCTTGCATAGACACGGAAGGGATATTGAAGGAGAGCTTGAGTTAATATGAAATGCGCTGTGTTACAATCATGTGATACTAATTATGATGAGGTTATATCTATTACAAGCCCTGTAAATAGAAAATATGCTGAGTATCATGGCGCTGAATATATTTTACATAAACATGATCAAGACCATAATCGCCATCCGTCATGGAATAAGATTTATTCAACATTGGATTTAATGCGGAGTGGTAAGTATGATTATATTTTCTTTTTAGACGGAGACGCAGTTGTAATAGATATAACTAGAAACATATTTGATCTAGCAAAAGATGATACTAATATATTATTACATCTGTGTAGTGATGGAATTCGCAAAAAGGAATTGGATTGTAATTTGGGAGTGTTTTTAATTAAGTCTGATAGGTTAATGATTCAGTTTTTGGAGAAGGTTTTGTATGATCCTGCCCTTGAAGGAGATTATCATTACAAATATAGAAATTGGGAGCAAACTGTAATTCAATATGAGTTTGCTCAAAATGTTCCTTATTATAAAAAAATAGTTAAAATATATCCCGGTCAAACTTTTAATCATTCCCACGGTAACTGGGTATATCATCCGTGTTTAACAGATATTTCGGACAAGCAAAAAGCTAAATTATTAAAGAGAAGAATTTCACAATTATCAGTCTGCATAGACACAGAAGAGATATTGAAGGAGAGTTTGAGTTAATATGAAATGCGCTATATTACAATCAGTCGATAATAATTATGATGAGATTATATCTATTACAAGCCCTGTAAATAAAAAATATGCTGAGTATTATGGCGCTGAATATATTTTACATAAGCAGGCTCACGATCACGAGCGACATCCATCATGGAATAAAATTTACTCAACATTAGACTTAATGCGAAGTAGTAGGTATGATTATATTTTCTTTTTAGACGGTGATGCAGTTGTAATAGATTTTTCAAGAGATATATTTGATCTTGCAAGAGATAATACTGATATATTATTACATCTGTGTAGCGATGGCTGGCGTAAGAGGGAATTAGATAGTAATTGGGGAGTGTTTTTAATTAAATCTAATATGTTAATGATTCAGTTTTTAGAGAAGATCTTGTATAGTCCTGCCTATAAGGGAGATTCTAAGAATTATACAGAAGATTATTTTCACACCAGTAGAGACTGGGAGCAAAGTGTAATTCAATATGAATTTAATCAAGCTGTTTCGTTTTATAAAAAAATAGTTAAAATATATCCTAGTGATACTTTTAATCATTACTACGGTAACTGGGTATATCATCCGTGTGGTCCGTTAAACGATCTTTGGATTGGACCGACTGATAAAGAGAAAGCTAAACTACTAAAGAAAAAAATCTCACAAACAAAGCAAGCCGGCAACATGTACCGCTTGGTAACGCTTGATCAAAAAATATATGATAGACATGATCTTTGATACCATTTATGTTGTTTGGGGCCAAGACCCTTTAAAGAAACAATATATAGAAAACCATTTTGCAAAATGTGGTATAGATAATTATAAATTTGTTCGTAGCTTAGTACCTAAAGACTTTTTTTACGATAAAAATGAGCGGTTCAAATTTACAAGAGAGGAGTGGATATTGCATCGGTGTAAGAGACAAGGATCTCATATGCCAATGTCCCTCGGAGAAGTTGGTTGTGCGTATGGACACCTTAAAGCATATAAGACTGCGCTCGACGATGGCGTTAAAAAGTTTCTTGTCGTAGAGGATGATATACGATTTAATATTGATATGTGTAATAATGTATTAAATTGGAAAGAATATATACCTACCGATTGGGATATAATTCATTATCATTCATGGAGAAACTTTGACGATGAACTCGCTAAAAAAAGAAAAAAAATAAACAAATATTTTTATTCTGGTTATAAAGAGTTTGCTGGTGCGGTTTGTTATTCTTTAACATCAAGCACAGCTAAACAATTATTAAGTAGATTTTATCCAATACAAGTCGCCGCAGATGGAGCAATTGCATTATTTAGCACAACTAAGTTTGCGCGAAAATATTATAATGCATATGTTTTTAATCCATTTTTAGTTGAGAAGACAGTATTTAATAGTCAAATTGATGAAGAAAAAGCTAAATTCTCAAAATATAAAACTAGAAACCAAAGATATAAGATGCACTGTTGATTTTTTATGTAGATATGTTATTATAGTTGTATGATTTTGAGAGACATTGACATCTATGATGGTAATTTAATTCACAACCGATTTGCTTATAAATATTTCCGGAAGAAAACTTTACCAATTGGTAATATTGTTGCGTTTCGAGCGCCGATGAAGGTCGAAACTGAGGGAATGATTGACAATGAAGACTTACTTAACAACGATTTTATTTATTCTGATGACGCTATTAATTTTTGCTGGGAACTTCCTAATCTTGATCCTCTTGGTGCTGTTTTCTTTCAAAGATTATTTAATACGCAAATTGCGAACTTGTTGTCAACGAAGTACCTCCAAGCTCCCATCGAAGTAGATGGCGATGACTTAATCGTACACAAAGAGTTCGAACAAAATGGAGTAATTCAACCAAAAGGCAAATGTAGTGTCAGTATTACCTATTCAAAGGACAATGTCGCTATAGGTCACACTGCAATTAATGTCACGGCTGGTAGAAATGCACCAGTTTTTGCATATTCCACGAATTTAACCGACGAACAAGCGGAAGAATTCATGAAAATCATCATAGATACCTACTATTCCATGGTGGATGACGCATTTATAGCAACTACAAAGCTGACACTGTGAGAAACAGTTCTATGGTCAAAATTTTTTTGCAAACCCGTGGGTATTTTCCTATTTGGATTTTTGGTCACGTAGGTCAATACCGTGGTCCAAATTTTTTTCGCAAAACTTCGACAAAAATACTTTAAGGAACTAAGACAGTCATGAATTTAATTAAAAGAAGTCCGGTGAGTAGTTTTTTTGACTTTGTTAACAATATTGCTTTCGATAAAGAGCAATTAGATATTAATATTACAGATTCTCAATTATATTCTGCTTATATTACTAATAGGTATATAACTTTTCTTAATAAAGAGTCAGCTCTATTAATCAACAATACTATTAATAGATATGGTCTAGTGTTTAATACTGAAATGCATTATAGTTTTTTATTTAACTTGATACCTAAAGTTAAACGTAAATTTATTAGATATGTAAAGAAGAAAAAGGTAGACAAGAGAGATTTCGAGCTATTATCTAATAGACACGAACTCTCACAGAGAGAAATACAATTGTATTCGGAAAATTTTGGCGTAAATATTAGAAAGTATGAACAGTAAGCAACAGAAGCAATATGACAGCGCGTTAGATAAAATGGATTTAACTGAATCTCAACGAGATGCATTCGATCATTCTGTCAAGCGAAGTTTAATTGACCTAGATACATATCAAGATACAGATACGTTTAGTTTACATGGATATAAATTAAACAGAGTGATGGATGATATTGTGCTTGCGCAATATGTAGATCTATCAGAGGATGGTAGTAGTGTTATTCGAAATGGTATCCATATTCCACTATCACAGGTCCGTCGAACGTGGAGAATGGCTAGAGTAATATTAGTTGGCCCAAAATGTAATTACACTAAGCCAGGTGATATTGTTTGCTTCCCAGACGATAAAGGTATTAAGGTTGATAATTTGTCTGTTACTGGTTTTGACTCTTCCATTAGGAATTGTTTATTTTTAAATGAGGATAGATTTTTTGGTATATGTGAAGAGATAGAACCGGATGATAATAGGACTGAGTAATTTAAAAAGCATGCTTTTGGCTAAGGTGTGTGAGGTAAAGTTCGCTCGCCGTAACCCCAAGCCTGGGAGACCTGCCTCTCGGAGAATGCTATGTACAAATAATGTTCAATTATTAAATTCAGTCGAAGGTAGAACTGTTTTAAATTACCGACCGCCCCGCCAAGCGCCCGAGTATAATCCTAATCAAGAGAACTTAATCATAACATGGGACATATTGATGCAAGACTTTCGAACAATTAATTGTGATACTGTCGACTTAATAACTACTCTTGAAGCTGACGAGACGTTTTGGGTATATATAAATGAAAAAATCGCGCCGATGTCAGCGCCAGAAAAAATGGCGTTTATGAACACATGAACTTTGACCTTGTAGAATCAACTCTAAAATCTCTATTACTGACTACAGTAAAGATAACATCTAAAAAAAGGACACTTGGCACTGGTCAGATTCAATTATTTGACATTAAAGATTTTAACATTAAGTTGTTATTTACTACCGGAAAGAAATTAGAAATATTATACCCGTTTAATGTTCATAAGCGTAACCGTGTAATTTATTTTGATTATATGCTCAACCATATTCATAAAGATGATGTGTTATGGAGGCCTAGAGTTAATAGGATGATAACAAATCATCGTAATAAGTATTGTGACTTGCTTCTCTCTATAGAGAAGCTATAATATTTGAATGGGTATAAAGAACTTTCCTAAAGGATATCATCCCTCAAGCAGCCAGCAATACGCAATTCCTAATATTGTTGATAGTATGAATGATCACAAATTTGTAATCATTCAAGGACCTACAGGTTGTGGAAAGAGTTTTATAGCTAAAACTATTGCTAATGGTTTAAGCAGACCACCATCAAGACTAACTAAGTTAATTAATAATTATACGGCGTATGAGACTAGTTGGGAGAATGGTAAACTAGTATATGAATACTCAGATGATTTTGCTGGTAAAAGATATGGTACATCTATATTAACTACTACTAAAGCTCTTCAGGATCAATACACTAGAGATTTTAAAGACATAAAAACTCTCAAAGGTAAAGGGTCGTATGTTTGTAATCTTGATGATCGTAGTTCAGCGGACCAAGCACCTTGCATCTTTAGTAGCAAGCTCAAGAAGGAGTGTTGGGATTGTAATCGCTGTGACTACTATGAAGCGCGAAATAAATCTGCTAGTGCGAAGATTAGTGTAGAGAATTATTCAAGCTTTTTCTATAAACCAGAGCATCTAAAACATAGACAACTAATAGTATGTGATGAGGCATCTGAGTTGGAGAACATTATTGTAAGTAGGTTTAGTTGTAGTATTGAAATTGGTCGGCTTAATACATATGGATTTAAATTACCATACACGGTAGATCGAAAACGGTTCTTTAATAACTTATGTACCCTTCAAGCTAGATTAGAGGATAGGTATGTAGAGCTTCTCCGTATGATTGACAAGCGCGGTGATACAGTAAGCGACTATATTAAAAAAGAATATAAATTTATATCTGATCTTAAAGGTGATCTCGTCTTAGTGATTGATACATGGAGTCAGTCTGAGTACATTATTAATAAAAAGTATATACGCAATAAGCAATACATACAATTAATTCCTAAGAAGGTTGACACACTAGCGCAACATATATTTAAATATGCTGATAATGTTATTCTAATGTCTGCAACATTTGTTGATTATAGATCTGTTATGAGGAATTTAGGAATAGTAGAGAGTGATTATAAGTATATTGATCTTCCGTCTCATTTCGATCCAAAGAAGTCACCTATACTGTTTGGCTCATTTCAGTTAAATAAAAAGAATCTTGAACAGAGTTTTCCAAAGGTAGTTGATTGTGTGAAAGAGATCCTAGAAGAACATAAAGATGAAAAAGGATTGATACATACTCAATCAAATGTCATTACTAAGATGCTTAAGGATAAGATAAATGATGATAGAATTTTATATAGAATAAGAGGCAATAAAGATAATGTAGACATATTAGCAGAGCACTTACAGACTGACAAGCCTACTGTACTTGCGAGCCCTTCAATGAGCTTTGGAGTAGACTTAAAGGGTGCTGCTGCTCGGTTTTGTATTATATTAAAATGTCCATGGCCTGATCTAGGTGATGTTCGTATTAAAGAAATGTCTAAGAGTAATAAAAAATGGTATACTAATAAAATGTTTACTACGTTTATTCAACAATGTGGAAGGTGTACTAGAGATGAAAATGATACTAGTGTTACATATGTTTTAGATGCTGTTGGTATAAGAAATCTAATTCCTTCATACCGGAATTTATTGCCGATGTATTTTACAGATAGGTTTATTTAATAAATATTTACAATGAAAAATCAATACTATGGCTTCGAGCTAAAAGATATGATAAGGCAGTTTATTACCGCCTTTAATAGTATTGTTATAAATCGGTACAATAAAGATAAGGACGTTGTTGATCAGATTAAATGCTCGTTCTATTATGGTCCTAAAGAGAGAGCTATACATGATATAGTTAACAAGGCTGGTTCCTTAAAGCTTCCAGTCGTAGCAATTAATTATGGTTCGATCAGTAGAGACCCGGAGAGAGTCTTTAATAAGATCTCAGGATTTTATTATAGTAAAGCACCAACAGTTAGTGCTGGCGCTTTAGATTCAGATCATTTAAAGACCCCACTTCCAGTAGACGTAGGTATTAATATGTCTATTATGACTAAATTTCAAACTGACATGGATCAGATCATAAGCAATTTTGCTCCATATAATAATCCATATATAGTTATGAGTTGGGTTATACCTACGTCGCAAAACTTAGCTAGTAATTATGAGATTAGATCTGAAGTTTTATGGTCTGGAGATATTAGTTTAGA